AACTCAAAGTTATTCTACCCTGTGCATCTGTCAAAATTGGCACTGCGTCAAGATCATCATAAGTCGTAGGTGTTGCCATGTATTTACCTGCTATCGGTACAAGCGGAGTTGTTGCTCCAAATGCCGAGTTAGCTAGTGGAACTGCTGTACCACCTACTTTGATTAAGTCAACTTTGTCACCTGTGCCTCCACCTGAAAGAGTTGTTGCATACTGGTAAGTAGCTGCATCATCTGCAACTATTGCCAATGCTTTACCCCAAACTTGTCCTCTACGATGATCGACGTAATAATGTCCGTTTGCTGTTAAATATGATCCGATTGTAGATGACTGTTGCGCAGGACTCATAAACTGCAAACTTGTAATTACCTGCTCATCTATATCTATCCTAGTGTTGAATCTCGTACCAGCTCCTAGACTAAATGAGCTATCGAGATCACTTCCTATCGCTGTACCAACTGAATTCAGAACACCCGAATACGTTAGCTTCCCGGTTACTACTGTTCCGGCAGCTTGTCCTGTAGCTGAAGCCCAAGCCCCACTTGTAACGTATAACCAAGTCAAAGTTTCAGCAGTTGAAGTATTAGATACCGAAGTATCATCAACCCTGTCTGTTGGCATTGGTACTATCGCACCAACGTCGTATTGTCCTCTTAGCATTTGTCCCATAATTTTGATTGTTAATTGTTATTGTGAATCCCTTTAGGGAGGAAAGAACTTTTTAGGGTTCCTCCCCTCCTCCTCTAAAAGGATCTAATTTTAACTTACTAAGCAACTGCCGCAGTTCCTCCTAGTCCTAGTACATACCAACCACCAGTGGCTGAATATACAAGGTCACAAGAGTCGCCCAAAACGCTTAGCGTAATTGTTGTTCCACCAGCTAAAGTAGTTGGTGTGATTACAGCTGTATCAGCTCCGCCACCTTCTGCCACATAAATAACAGAAAGTCTTTGTCCAGCTGTTCCATTAGCAAGTGTCATCGCATCTGCAGCTCCGGTCGTAGTAATTTCGTGTACTGCACCTGTTACGGCAACCGCTCCAGGACCACTTGTAGCGGTGATACCTGTTCCAGTGTGAATAAACTTACCAGCTACACCTCCTGTCAAAGTACTTGCTCCTGTAACACCAAGAGTTGTACCTACTGCAAGTGATGTACCTACATCTAGGCTTTCGTCGAATATAACAGTACCAGCATCTACTCTCATAGCTTCTCCGGTTGCTGCACTGATATATACCGCTGTTGAAGTAGCAGTAGCTCCTGTGTCCACGATTCTAAGTGAAGTACCTAGACCTGTGGCAGCTCCTGTTCCTGAGTATTCGATCAAGAGACAAGATGCGTTGGCATGAGCCAAGTTACCATCACAAGCAATTTGAACCTGACCTACACCGTCAGCACCTAGCCAACCTGTAGCAGCTGTACCACTGCTAGTAAATGTAGCACCTGCCACTGTTGAACTAGCAGCTGAAATAGCCTCAAGTACAGTACCTGTAGCAGCTTCTGCTGTCGCCTTCAAAAGACTTGCACCTGCTGCCAACGAAGTCAAAGTGATAGCATCGGCTGTACCTTCGTGATCGATAACTACTGAGCCAACTGCTCCTGTACCGTTAGAGTCGATCAATAGTGTCTCATTATCAGACGATGCGTTAGTATCTTCAAGTTCAAGCAATGGTCCAGTAGTAGCAGCTACGTTACGTTTGATATAACTCTTATCATCTGCGGTAGAATCTAGGGTAATTTTACCTTCAGCTGACACAAAGTCACCATCTGTCAATGTAGCACTTCCAGCTGTGATACCGAATGCACCATTTACTATAGTGAAGTTTTTACCTGTCGCAAGAGTTGTGTCATCACCTAGTGTGATACCACCGGTTGATGTTGAACAAATGTTCACACCACCTGAAGTTGTACCATCTAAAGTGAGTGTAGTAGCCGCAGTTGCAGCGACTACAGCGTCAGTTGCGAATCCTCCAGTTGTGAATGTTCCACTAACGTCAAGATCTCCACCACAAGATACGTTACCTGTTAGTGTGGATCCAAGATCGACTACTAATGCTCCACTTACATCTACCGCACCTGTAATATCGAATTTACCAGCTGTCGCTCCATCGACATACGCAGTTGAATTTACATACATTCTGTCATTATAGGTATTAGCCCAGTAAACTGAACTAGAACCTAGATTGTCAGTAGAATCTGTATCTGAAACTAGAGTAATATTGATAGCTACAGCAGCTAGATTGTCTAGCGCTGTACTAGCACCTCCGGAAGAAGATGTTTGGAAAGTGTAAGTAGAACCTTCTTGGCAGAAACGGAATCCTGTTCCGTCTACATAACGGATTTCTCCGTCTGCCAATGGCTGTACTGTCACATCATTCTTCCAGTTTACCTGTTCCACATATAATGGATTTTTAGGCATAATTTTGTGAGTTAATTATTATTTGTAAGTCCAGTGTCTTATTTTGGTAGCATTTTCCCCTACCTAGTGACCAAACTCACGGAATGGTGGGATTAAACGCTCCCACCAAGCGCTTTATAAAACTATTATCCTGTAGCAGCTGTAACTGTTCGTGTCATCTTTACTAGACGGTTAGCATCTCTATAGAATACTTTCTTACCGAATAGTGTATGAACAATGTAATTGCTTTCAGGTCTTTTTGGCTCTTTACCAACATACATATTAGGCATAATCTGCATTCCTAGGGAAATTGATCCAACTGTTCCAAATAGCATTGAACCTGCCTCAAGTGTGAAGAAGTTATTGCCACTTGTATAACTCTCAGAACAAGCTAGTTTGCCATATCCTGTGATAACACAGTCGTTTGTTGCAAAAGTCGCTGCAGAAATACCAGCGTTCTGTAGTTTTCTCCTATTTTCAACCGATACATCAATATAGTTGGACACACCTTCTGTACCTGTGCCGTTGATAGCTTGTACTACAATAGTCTTGAAGTCAGCTAGGTCTGCACCAATAGCAACTTCTCCTGCGTTTGCAGCTGTACCATCAGTTACACAAGTGAATGTTACACCAGCAATTGTGAATGTATCTGTATTGCTAGGTTGTGTACCTACTGTCATCGTAACTGTTGTAGGTAGGTTGTTTGAATTGTAGATATTGAATCCAGCGTGCTAAGGTCCAACAAATCCGTTCTTCAATGCAGCATCTGCAAGGTTGAATCCGTTAGCAGTTTCTACTTGTGCTAATAGAGCGCAAGTTTCTGGATCAAGTACAGCGAACAAAGAACCATCTGTAGCGTTCTCTCTTTGTAGTGTCGCCATTGCATTTGTCATCTGTCCATAAAGTGTACTAGCGGACAGAGTTCCACCAGCAATGGTATTGCTAGCATTGTCTGCTCCTTCCTGAAGGACTTTTTGGTCGATGTCATTTCCAATTCTGTAAGCAGCCTGATCAGCTAGTTCTGCCTGTACTCTCTTATCCTCAGCCTGTGCTTGTTGATTTGGGTCAAGAGTGAATGTAGCAGCACGTGATTGATCAATGCTCATTGTGTTGCTTGTAGCAACGTTGTTGTCGATTGTTAGATCTGTACCAGGAGTATAAGTCTGGACACGTAGATCTGTTAGGTAAGGCCAGTCGATTGACTGCCCGCTTCTTAGCTTGTCTCGGAATTCTGTGCGTGCAATTGGCTTTGCAACCAATCTAGCGTTCAAGAAATCTTGAACCATCGGCATAAAATTCACTGGAGCTAAAGCTGAATGTGTGTTAGCCATGTGAAAATTAGGTTAGTGTATAACCGTTATTTTCACCTTATAAGCTACAACCCCTGTCTGATCCTCTTCAAGTATTCTATCCGTTTCTCAGGCGTAGTACCTTCAGCGACCGCTGCGTATCCCTCTTTGTGTAACTCGTCAGGAGATACATTGTTGCCTTTACGATAACTACCAGGTGTTCGAAGTCGCATCGCTTGTCGTCTGGCTTCTAGTGCTTTTTCACTTGGATTGATGCTCAATGTTTCCATAGCGGTTTCTAAAGCATCCAACTTAGTCAATCCTTTGCCTCTGAAGTTCTTAAACTTCTCTTGCAAATCAGACTTTTGTTGCTTCGTGAGTCCGTAATCTTCAAGATCATCTTTGAGGTTCTCGAATCTATCGGTTTCCCTCTGTGTAGCGATCTCTCGTTGTACTAACTCACTAAGTCCAAGCTCCTTTTTCCCTAGCTTAGCCTCAACGTCAGCTTTTAGCCATTGCAGATTCGCTGGCAGGTCATCAAGTGTCTTGTCGCCACTCTTGATTTTCTTAGCCCACGCTTCTGCCTGTCTAGCGGCTTCAGCTTTGCCCTTGTCTTTCGGAGTTTCTTCAACATCCTTGAGTTCAAGGGTGTCTTGCTCCTGTTCATCTTCTGAGTCAGTCTCCTGCTCATCAGTGTCAGATGCTGCGGTGTCAGCAACATCATCAGTGTCGGTGTCTGAATCTAAACCCAGATCATCCTCACCGTGTGTGGACTGTTCATCCATAGACTATTCGGTTATTAAATAACGTGCAGTCGAATGACTACTCCTCTTTCTCAGTCTCTTGAGAAAAAAGAACAATCTTCGACTTTTCTATCGCTTGACGTTCATCATAACACTTCTTAAAGAACGCCGGGAACTTCTCTAATCCGAGTAGGTACATAGCTGACTCCTCACTCGAAAACTTCTGCGTATGTATGAACTCAATCATCTCGTTAGCTGCTATCAACTGGAATACCTCAGGGTGTCTTTCCCAGAAATCAGCTAGTACATACACACTCTCTAAGTCACCCAGTATTAACTGACATGGCGTGACCTCTCCCTCAACTCCTCGGTTTTCAATGAGCTTCTTAACTGATTGTTTAGAATACCGGCTCTTGTTCAGCTCTTCGTGGGTTAAATGTCAATCTCTCTGTCTCTGACGCTATAACTGGTGCGGCTCCTTCCTCAACTACGTTTCCAACTCCTCCCGGCATCTGTGGTTGCATCTCAGGCAAGAAATCTTCACCAACAAGGTCTAGGTCGTTTATGCCTGACAATGTGCCTAGCAACGCTTTCTGTGCTTTAGATCCTGGTGCTGCCATAGGTAGTAGTTGCATAGCTTTCGCTCTCCTCATAGTATCTGAAGGAATCGTTCCGGTACGTGAATTGATCTTTACCCAATAGTTACCGTCTTTCAACTCTGTAGACAACATGCCCATAGTTATCATGTCAGGTCGTATCTCTTTACCTTCATACAGGACCTTGCTCGTAAGGTTTAACGGAGTCTTGGACTTCTTGGACACGAACTTCTTTACAGCGTCCATAGTTATCTCAACTGCACACTGCGACTCTGAAGCATTATACTCCATCATTTGCTTTACCCACGAACTTGAGTTCTCCTCATCTGACAATATCTCTGTAGCTGTCGGGTTGCCTTCACGTGTCAACTCTTTCAAATTGATTCCGAGCATCTGTATCTCATCAATAAGTGTGTTGTAAATCAACTGCCACTCATTCGTTAGGTTCTGTGTCAGTAAAGACTGAGCTTGGACATTTGAACTGTTAGGATTATTTGGATCGTATTCCATAGCTACAAAAGGCTTCTTACCGGCTGCCCTCATCTTATTTGCTTCGACAAGTTTAGCAAAGAAGTTCGCCGCTTCACCCTGTGGAGTATTTACGAGCGTGATTGGGTATGTATTATCCTCAGCATGTCCAAGCTCCATGTTCAATAGCCTCTGTGTGACCAGAGCTAACTTATACAACAAATGTCCAATACCGTAATTGAACGGTCCCTCACTTGAAGGAATACAGATGAACTGTAGAATTGGTATGTACGGTGTACCGTCATCTCTAACAAACGGATAATCCGCACCATTGAACTCCTCTAATACTGTACACGCTTCTCCTGCGAATACTACAAAGTTTTTCTTATGTATGTCAAATCCGAACCCTATCTCTACCTCATCTTCAAGATTAAATGTCTGCTCATAACTACGCTCCTGCTGTTTTAGCCAAGCGTTACGCTCCCTAGGTATTTTACCAATACCACCGTTCTTCTTGAGTTGTGGCCATAGCTCTGTTGCGTAGTTCCATGAATAACTGAATATCGCCATAGCTCTATAAGCTGAACCTGCCATGCCTCTGTTCCTGATACCTGTACTGAATCCATCCATATATAGATTTACCGCACTGAACGGAGTGAACAATAGAGGTGCATAAGACTTCTTGTCAGGATTCATACCGATCATTAGCGGTCCATCTCCATACAACAACATATTGAAAAACACACCATTCTTATCTCTCAAAGCTGAATCGTAACCACCTCTATCCATAACTGTACCGATACCTGCTGAAACAATCTTCTCTTTCCACTCAGGAATACCTGTGCCGTGAATCATGAAGTCTAGCGGTTTCATTCTGTTAGCTGTACGCCATAACGCCTGATACAACCTGTATGAATTAAGTTTGCGTGACCCGGTAGGATCACTAATGTCGAAGTTTGAAGTGAGAAGATCCTGGATAGCTGTGTAATCTGACTGCTGTACTGTCTTGACTGAAACGCTATCCCCAACCATATTCAAATAAGTCTTGACCGCTTTATTGTCAAGACCACTCCTAACGTTCATATTCACTTTGGTATCTAAAGTTTCTTCCATACGAGTAGTGTTAGAGATTGTTCAAGACATATTATACACTAGGTTGACAAATTAGTAAATTTGTTTAAATAGATTCCAGATAACTTTTCGCTTGACGTTCTGCCTCATCGGTAGTCATATATCCGTCAGCGACTGGTGTAAACTGTGCCAGTGGATCTTCGTCACCAGTGTACTCTTTCGCATGTATTTTATATTGAGAAATGCCGGTCTTGTTCGTTTTAGGTCTGTTTAGACCATACCGGATTGCGTCCATCGGGTTGGACCACTCATGTATCGAGTCATCGGGTTTGTTTTGTACAACACCATTCTTATCTGTAAAGAACATGTAATTCCTGTACGCCTTGATTGTCTTGACGCTACGCTTAGTCACGCTAATACGCTGATCCTGTACATACTGTATTCCTTGGAACACACTACCTGGACCTTTAGCACACGGTACCATATTGACACCATAACTTCTGATCTCGTCAATACTCTTAGGCTCTGCTGAATCAGCTATTGTGAGAGTGTTGGGTGTGCCGGTAGCTTGTAACAGATCAGCTATAGATTTGTTTGAGAGTCCTTTCTGATAGCATATCTCATCCACTATGAAGCCACCGTTGTAGCTGTAGATATCCTCGATAACCGTCGGATCGTTTGTGTAACCGAAATCCAATCCACGCCTTTCGAGCCTAGCTTCGTGTGGTATGTCATCTATCACCTGCCATCCTGAATAGATACGTGACTCTAGTGTACCGAGTTGCCCTTCACCATATACAGTCCACCACTGCTTGTTGTGTCTATGTGACTCAATCTCATCTATCGTAATTTTGTCAAGTGCCTCGTTGTCTTTGTATGTGAGTGTGATGAAATCCACATCGGTTCTGCGTGGCAATAGCTCTGTATAGAACCAGAACTCTGTTGATGGGTTCCAGTCCATCCAGACAATCTTACGTGTTCTCGTAATCAATTGGTCAGCTATTAGGTACGGTACGTTATTCGCTTCATTCAGAAACAAAACATCACGTCTCGGTCCATGAGCTTTACCAAACTTGTCAAACGATATGAACTCGATAAAACTACCTGTAGCGAACGTGTAGATATGTTTTGACTCGTTCCACCTCTTATCCTCCCAGTACCCATTAGATTTCATAATAGCCTGAAAATCACGTACAGCACCAAGCATGAGGTGTGGCACAGATTCAGCTACAACAGTCAATATCTCATTATTTGTACTCTGAGCGTAATCAATTAGCCATACGAGTATAGATATAGTTTTAGAAGCAGCGGTCCCACCTCCAACAGCTCTAATCCTTTTTCGGAGCTGGAAGATTTTTCTTGTCGCTGTCGTGTCCTGGAAGGCTATGTCCGGCATAAATTGGTGTTATCTGTAACGCTTCCCCATCCTTACCTGTAATCTCACTCCTGGCAAGTTTAGGCTTAAAATACTCAAGCATATCCTTCACGGTGAGTACGAAGTCCTTTCCTTCGAGTTTATTAACTTCTCTTTCTAGCTTCTGTAGACCGGTAGAAAGAAACCACTCAGAGAACTTCTCCCATTGTTCAGTTTTCTTGTCTTTGGATCCTTTAGGTCTACCAGGTGAAAACCTGTTTCCTTTCGGTGCGCCCATAAATGTTACATTAAGTTTGTAAATCTTTTTCTGCTTGTTCCCATCCACTCACGAAGTTCTCTTTGTATAAATTGTAATACACGTCTCCGACTTCATGGCCCAGGAACGTATACACTTTATCGAACTCCTCCTCTACTTCTACGACTTTCTTTGGCATAATTATTGCTTTGGTACAATTCTAATCGAGTAATTTGGCACGATCTGTATAGCAAGACCGACTTCAGCTAGTTCTAGTTCCATTTTCTGTAATTTCAGCAACATTTCTTGAGCTTTCTTTTCAGCTTCAGATTTCTCAACTACTGGAGCTGCAACTTCTTCAGCCTTAGCTTCTTCGACTTTTTTATCTGACATAGATATATGTGATTATATAATTATCTTGATTTACTACAGTTCTTGGTCCCTATAACCCAGAACGATTTCTTCCGCACTTCCTCTTCTTTCTTAACTTTCTTAACTTTCTTAATAGCCCTCTTAATAAGTGCATCTAATTCCCCATCACTCAATTTCTCAGTCTTATTTTCAGTCTTATTCACGGATATAGTATAACACGCATTGTATGACAATGCAACATTATTTACTTAAACAATAATATAAATAAACTTTTTCCCTTGTATTGTGATGACAATGGTGATATAATATAGATAGTTAGAAAACGAACATTGATAATACGCATTGCACAGAGGGGACATAATCACTCAAGTCTGTATCGCTATGCGTAGACATTGACCTTGGAGTGCGAGGGTTATCCTAAGATAGATAAGTACAACACATACTCCCATTTGGTTGAAACGATCATCTAGGACACCTTGGCACTCACACTAAAACAAAAGTATAACCACAACATCATGCTGCTACATATCAGTAGAAGGTCATGGAATAGGTTAAGTAGGTACCGGAAAACATATATTGGTATCACTCCATGCATCATCACGTCAGAGGGTGAGGTAAAAGAGGTTCATATAACTAATAACAAAAAGATAACCACAACAACATGTACTACACAAAAATAATATTCACAGCCACATGGCTAGTAATGTTCTCACTACTTTCCACCGTGCTGTTCGTCTATGTGATAATGCCTATGTAATTTAACAATTTAATTATGTTTATCCATTTTTCAAAAGTTAAAGGCGCATGTGGAAGCCATTATTCTTATACTATTTAATAATTATATTATATATATATATATATTATATTATATTATATATACGTACAGGTACGGACAGGTACACGCACACACACAGAATATATATCTAGAAGTATCGAAATTAGTGAAATAGTTCAATTCTTAAATTCACTACAAATTATGAAACAAACACGACAATCCGTAAACAAATTTACGCTAAATGGCATTTACAATTTAGCCACAAAGACTATAATGGTGATGCTAAATTTAATTCCAGGCAACATGAAAATATTACTTTATCGTCAAGAACCCCAGCAGTCGGCTTTGTTGCCTGGAAGCTTCGAGCTTGCTGCTGGGATTCTTGATTATAAACAAACATGATTGATAGAAACAGAATACCGAAGTTCACTAGAGATGTTGTAGAAAACTACCTACAACCGTCAATGCCACGTGCCGACTACGATTACCTAGTCTTATTAGTCAATTACTCCATATCCAAGATACTGTGTCACAACCGAGCTAGGTTACATAACGACAACATGACATTACGAGATACTTGTCCAAATATATATATGCTAGCTTTCGGCAAGAGTGGATCCGGTAAGGATATGAGTATGAAATGCCTATCTGATGTTTTATACAGAGTGGAAACGCAAATTAAGAAAGACTATGTTGACTATCATGAAGTGAAGAAACGAGAAGTGGAAACTGAAGCACAGTTAATGACATCTGAAGCCAAGAAGAAAGACTATATCCGAGAGAACTCTCCCAGGTACTTAAAAACGCTTATAGATAGCAACGCCACGCTTGAAGGGTTCTTAGCTCAACGTGAAGCGTTTGAAGATGCCGGCTTTGGTTGTACGGCTTGGGAAGATTCAGAAATCTACGACATGGTTAGTTCTATGAACTCCAAACAAGGAGCTAAAGATTTTCTGAAATACAACAAAGAGGCGTTCGATCATGGTGATAGTAAAAGCAAGATAATCAAGAGCAACAAGCAGCCTAGAGATATTGACGGCGTACCACATTTGGTCGCATTGCACGGAGCTATAGATTCAGAAGAAGAAGGCGACGTGTTCAAATCTTTCTTTGACCTCGGTTGGGCTAGACGTTCCTTTATAACTATGTCCGACCCCGATAAAGACTTTATTGAAATAAACGCCGAGAAGAGGGAGGAATTAGCGAAGATCAAGAACGAGAACAGGAAGGAGTGCATTGCCGGGTTTTATGACATCTTTGAAAAAACCAAGTATGCGAAGAATATAAAAGCACCATTCAACGGTCCTGTGTTTAAGTTCTCTAAAGAGGTCGAAGCTCTGTATGCCAACTATGAAAATGAATGCGCAAAGACAGCATATAAAATACACAACTCGAACAACAAAGGCATCGTTGGAGATCTGACCGGTAGGAACTGGAAAGCGATTAAACTATCCGCTTCTATCTGCGTCCAAGACTCTGAACCGAATGAGAAGCAAGAGTTCCTTGTAACAGAAGAACATTTCAAAACAGCGATGTATGTAACAGACCACTACGGAGATCATTTCCAGAGATTCTATTTGCTTGAGAACGATCCTCTGGAAAAGAAAGTGATCGACTATATCCAGTCATATCCGGAAATAACTTGGACAAAATTAGTTAATTCTAAAATATTCAAAGGTGACTACCAGAAAAAGAAAAACACAGCTAACGACTTATTGAGAGAAGGAGGGTCATTAGACCAAGAACTTTCTCTATGTAATAAGGTATTGCTGAGGGAGAAAGGTGGTACAAAAATGAACGCAACCTTGTATAGTAT